TAGCTGCACACACCGTAACACCCAACACCACAGCCTGCGCCAGCACTGCATCTGTAGCAGCTATGGTAGAAGAATCCCAGTATCCGCTGGCTGGGTTATCGCCTGCGCCCCAACTTATGCTGAGCACTGTTGGATTGTTGGTAGTATCATGTATGGCAACGTTGATTGGATCATACCAGTCTGGACCAGCCACAGGGTTGCTAGTACCTGACCCATAACCCCAATACATGGCAATGGTGCTGGTGTGCGCAATCCCACCTGCAACATATATGTCTAGCATGACTTCTGGTGCACCATTGGTGTCACTTGGATTATTGTATCCGCCATCTACGTTGGTGTTTGTGATAGTCGGTGCGGCAAAACCCAATGGTGCAAAGCTGGATGTGACATTCTGTGTAGTATAACCGCCACCGTATTCAATGATTCCTATGCAGGTACCAGTGCCAGTATTGGTGGGCATCTGGTAGGCAGTGGCTATCTGAGTAGGAGTCAATGCAGTCTCAGCTGCCGGTATAGCATCAGCATCGCTAACTGTTTTGGAGGCATAGGTCAGCTTTACTGGATTATGCAATCCGAACACGTGATCAATCACACCGTCCATCTCAGCTGGCACGGACAACATGCCTTCATAACTGATATAGGTGCGATCTGGCTTTTGAACTGCTAACAGAGTGATGCCAAACGCAGCATTGAACTGTGCTGCAGTACCTTGTAATCTCACTGCTGCTGCACCCGCATGTGCATCAGTTACAGCGATGCCGTGCGAACCAACGAATGCACGCACAGCAGCGATATCAGCATCACTGGCAGCATATCTGCGTGTGAACTCATCATAGCTGATGTGTGTATCCTCACCGCGGGTTATGGCATCAGCATGCTCAATCATGCTGCGGCCTTGATATGTGGGCCTGCGCAGCAACAGAGTTGCTTTTACCATCCATGTAGTATCTATGGCCGATGTGCTTATGGCATCTGCAGGTATCAGCGTGCTAGTTCTAGCAAGAGGAACACGATTCATATCATATCTCCAATTGCAGCAGAGTGAGTGTGACAGTTATTGGCACTGCAGAATTACCGTTATTGCTCACTTTCATGGGTATGTCAGTTGTAGGAGGATTCTCGCTGCTGAAACCTGCTGCTGCTGGTGTGATCAGCTGTGTTGTTGCTGAGTTTGATATTATCTCTGCTATCACACCACTGCCCGGTGTTGGATTGGTGTATATAGTGCGCGATTGATCATTGGTGCGTGCTGCAATGCTGCTGTATACTGTGACCCAGGCTGCGTGATTGACCTGTATGCTATATAGATTATACCCCTTGAACCCGTTCACGGACACGCTGACGTTTGAACCCACTGCCAGGTTGGAGGTAGTAACAGATACAGTGGTCCTGCTAGACGAGCTGCATGATCCGGTTGATCCAGTTGGACCAGTTGGGCCTGTGTTGGCTGAAGTGCCTGGCTGACCTGTAGGACCACTTGGGCCAGTTGTGCCCCGCAGGCCCGTTGGACCAGTACCCCCGAGTGAACCTTGCACGCCCATGGGACCAGTTGCGCCTGTGGCACCTCGCACACCAACACCGGTTGGTCCTGTGGGGCCAGTTATGTAACCCTGCATCCATGATCTCCGTTGAGCTACGATATTTATGGTTGGGCTCAGATCTTGACCTTGAGGTCAGCACATATTAAATATGCAAGGTAGGTGCCTACGGGGCCTGCAAAATGATGCTTCGCTTTAACAGGAGGTACAAATGCGTCATCCAACAGCAACAGTCTTCAATTCAATGGAAGATCTCTTCCGAGATCTCAATAGGTTTGCCATAGGCTTTGAGCCTATGATTGCTCGAGTAGCCAGTAATCCGGTTACCTATCCACCTTACAATCTCACTCACGACGAAAATGGCTACAAGCTTGAACTGGCAGTGGCTGGATTCAAGATGGAAGAACTAGAAATCTATCTCACCAATGATCGTATCCTGATGGTTCGTGGTAGCAAAGCTGAAGATCAGAACGGGCGCAATTGGATCCATCGTGGTATCGCAGCGCGGGATTTTGAGCGTCAGTTTACTTTGGCAGAACACATCAAGGTCATCTCGGCAAAGATGGAAGATGGTTTGCTCATAATCGAGCTTGAGCGTGAGATACCAGAATCCAGCAAGGGCAGGGTAATACCAATTACCAATGGCAACATCATAGATGTGACCTCTTCAGCGGAATGACCTTGCGTTATGCAACGCTTAACCGCATAATCTAACATAATCAGGAGGGACCAATGGCTAAGACAGATAGATCAACCGTTGTAGCGGTGATTGAGCGCGTGGCAATGGCCCCTCCCAAGATGTGGAACGTGTGGTTGATCAACGACGATGCCACCACCATGGAATTCGTGGTGCTGGTGCTCATGCAGATTTTCCATCGCAGCTTTGAAGAAGCACAGGACATCATGATGCACATCCACACCAACGGGCGAGGTATCGCGGGTACATACAGCCATGAAGTAGCTGTGCAAAAGCGCGATGAAACCATAGCCATTGCTCGACAGCACGGATTTCCGCTGATGGCTGAACTAAATCCCGCAGAATGAGCGGTTGACAGATCTTTAGAACCGTGTATAGTAATACTGCAACTGAAGTTGTCCACAGGACAACGCACACTTACACTAACTGGAGACTACAAAATGACCGCATATGCTACGCAAGCCGAGAAGGTTCTCGCTTATCTCAGCAAGGGCAACACGCTCACCGCCAAACAGGCCATGAGCCGCTTCAAGATCCAAAAGCTTTCAGCTCGTATCTTTGAACTCAAGGAAGAAGGCCACAACATCGTTGCTACTCCTCTTCCGCATGCTGGTGTTGGCGCTCCTCGCGTCAAGTATAGCTTGGCTCCTAAGAGCCGCAAGCGTTCAACCAAGGCCTAATCACTAAGAACTTGTTAGTACAAGTCTAGGGAGGCAAAGGGTTCCAGGAAACTGGGACCCTTTTTTATTTCTGTGTATGTTTCAGCTCTGTGATGCGATCGTCCAGAGCTGTGATCAACTGGCTCATAGGTATGTGGTTCTCGCGATAACCAGTGGCTACATAATCCACATACTTGGCGGTTGGTGGTTCGTCGCTGTGGTATTTCTTAAGCAAAACATAAGACATGGCTTTGAGCATCTTTCCATTGTATTCTATGGTCACTATCTGGTGGCGATAGTTGCTGTGATATGCTTCGGCCCAATCAAGCTTGTCCAACTGCTCAATTGGTATTATCCATAGGACTCCATGCACAGTGTCCCCCTCTGAAGGCACTATGTTGCTTACATGCTCTAACACATATTTCCAGTCGTGTAGGTCAGCATGTCCAATTAGACGGGCGTTGGGTACACGCCTGTACATCTCCTGCACGTTGGTATTATGACCGTATGCGAAATAGGGTATGTGTTCCCAGGCAGCCATGATCACTCGCTGCTGTGCTGCATCTTGGGGAATGGCTTAGTACCCATCTCCTTGCGATGGTCATAGAGCACCTTGTTGCTCAGTATCTCCACGAAGCACTTGTGCTTGGGATGATTGAGATCCCAGAAGTTGAATGTCATGTGGCTCTGGACAGGGCGCACTGCAAAGGTGCTCTCGCTGGGCGTGATCATTATCTGGCTTGTGGTGCGCATCAGCTTCTTTTTGTCTGTGGTGCGCAGGCAGTTTAGCTGCGGATTATCACTGTAGACCCCTGCCAAGCCGTCGATCATGGCCTGCGGAGTCTCGGCTGCTGCGACCACCTTCTCAGCGATCATCTTGCGGCTTTCGCTGCTGATACGGCTCATGGTCTGTGATTCGCTCTCTTCGGTACGCTGGTAACCAGCCCATGGTAGCAAAACGCCGTGGTTAGTGCGCACTATGGTTTTATCGTGCGGAATTTCCTGTATCTTGTAAGCGTATTTCTCGTTCTCGTACTCGCCTGGTTCCCAGCAGCCTTCAAGCAGGTAGCAGGTATCTTTGTCAAATATCAGCGTGTTGCCCGGCAGCTTGTCCTTGATCAGGCTCATAGCAGCGGCCTTGACATTGGGGTAGCGCAGTGCCTTCTTGAGCTTGACGCCGTCCTTGCTGGGTGTCTTGGTGCGAACCTGTATCTCCATCTCGTCGTCCTTGACCATCAAGCTGGCGCTGATGATGCACACTCCGCCGCTGTTCATGCCCTCGCAATACTGTGTGACGTCGTCCCAGAACAGCATGACTTCCACGCCGTCGCGATTTTCTCGCTTGAAGCTGATCTCAGGAATGTAGTTACGGTCACGGTTTTTAACACCAACCCAACCTACATCAGGGAAATATTTTGCCGAAACTACACACATGGGATTCTCCAATAAATTATTTATCTGTTGTACATATTTGATTGATAGGATATAATAGCGCATGTGGACCAAGATCAAGAAGTTCTGGGCAGACAGCTATCACAGCGATCGGCTGGCTTTCTACTTGGAAATGCAGAACTTTTTCTTTAGCGTGGGAGCCAGCATCATGTTGGCTACCACTGCCAATCACCCCAACATGGCCTTCATCTATCCATTTTATTTCGTGGGTAGTACCAGCCAAGTAGTGGCCAGCTACCGTCGAGGCCAACCCTGGATCATGTTGGTAACTATGTGGTTTGCTACCATGAATGTCGTAGGTTGGTCGAGGGCTATGCAATTCATATGAACACGCGAGCCATACACATCGAGCCGACCACACGCTGCACATTGGCCTGTCCTCAATGTCCGCGGACGGAACATCTGAACATGGTGAACTCGCGTGATTGTGATATCAATACCATGGTCAAAGCATGCAGGGGTTTTGACAGAGTGCATTTGTGCGGCAATCATGGTGATCCAATATACCATCCGCATTTCCATGAGCTGATCACGAGATTGCGTAACGGCAATCCCAGTCTGGTTATAACCATGCACACCAACGGAGCGTACCGTGGGCGCGAATGGTGGGAAGCCACAGCTGCCTTGCTGACCAAGGGCGACACAGTGACTTTTAGCATAGACGGCCTACCAACCAACAATCATATCTATAGGGTCAATAGCCTTTGGTCCAGTGTGGAGCTAGGTATTCGCACGCTGCGTGCCAACAGTGATGCGGAGATGGTATGGAAATGGATAGCGTTTAGATACAATGAGAATGACGTGTATGCCGGCACACAACTGGCAAGAGATCTGGGATTTGACCGTTTTCAGATCGTGAAGAGCTATCGCAGAGGGGAGGATGACGAGCTGAGTCCTTCCCTGAGCTGGCAATATATCCAGGAGCAGGCCAATGCCGCAGGTGTTTGCTAAGTGCAAAACCGACCATGTGATGCCCTATATCAGTGCAGATGGCATCTATTGGCCTTGCTGTTGGGTTCCTAACCACCCACACACGGCAACCATGAAGCAATTTCTGGGCAATGATTTTGAGCAGTTGGATGTCAGCAAACATGATCTTGCTGAGATTGCTCAGAGCAATGCCTTGCAGCGGTTAGAAGCCAGCTGGCAAGACGGTTCGTTTGCGCCTTGCTTGCGTTTCTGTAGTGAACCATTTGATGAACATAGCCGCATGACCACAGATCAAAAATCAATGATCAAACTAAGGAGACGAACACATGAGTAACCCAATAATCAAGATGGAGATCACGACAGGAACAGTTCTCATAGAATGTTTTCCTGACAAGGCTCCTAACCACGTGGCCCAGATCCTGCGCCAGGCAGGTCAAGGCCTGTACGATGGCACAGACTTCCATAGAGTCATTGACGGATTCATGGCACAGGGAGGATGGACCAAGCAGGCTCTGCCGCAGCTGTTGGCTGAATTCAATGACGTGCCGCATACTGAAGGCATCTGCAGCATGGCACGCACCAGCGATCCAAACAGTGCCAGCGACCAGTTCTTCATCTGCTTTGGCAATGCCAACTTCCTTGATCGCCAATACACAGTGTGGGGCAAGGTGATCTATGGCATGCAGAATGTGCATGCGATTACCAGAGGTGAACCACCGCAGGATCCCACAAAGATCATCAGCATGCGTCCAATGCCGCTGTATGCTGATTGACAAGCACCGAACCAAATACTATATAATGAGCATGGCCGGGCTACGGCCGGCCATGGCAACATCTTGCTTTATGAGGAGATAGAAATGAGCAAAGTGATAGGTATTGACCTTGGAACCACCAACAGTTGCGTGGCTGTGATCGAAGGTGGCAAGTCTAAGGTATTAGAGAACGCAGAAGGCGCCCGCACCACGCCCAGCATAGTGGGTTTCAAGGACGGCGAGACCATGGTAGGCGCACCTGCCAAGCGACAGGCAGTGACCAACCCCAAGAACACGTTACACGCAGTCAAGCGCTTGATTGGCCGCCGCTATGAAGATGACAGCGTGCAGAAGGACAAGAAGCTGCTGAGCTATGCCATCGTGGCAGCTGCCAACGGAGATGCCTGGGTAGAAGTTGACGGCAAGAAGATGAGCCCTAGCGAAGTATCGGCTAAGATACTGACCAAGATGAAGGAAACTGCTGAGCGCTATCTTGGCACCACAGTTGACCAAGCAGTGATCACTGTGCCAGCTTACTTCAATGATAGCCAGCGCCAGGCCACCAAGGACGCAGGTAAGATCGCTGGATTGGAAGTGCTGCGCATCATCAACGAACCCACTGCAGCCGCGCTGGCATATGGATTGGACAAGAAGCAGAGCGGCAAGATTGCTGTGTATGATCTGGGTGGTGGTACCTTTGACGTCAGCATCCTCGAGCTTGGCGACGGCGTGTTTGAAGTGCTCAGCACCAACGGTGATACACAGCTGGGCGGCGAAGACTTCGATCTTCGCATCGTGGACTTTCTCGCAGACACCTTCAAGAACGAACAGGGCATTGATCTGCGCAAGGACACCATGGCACTGCAGCGCCTGAAGGAAGCTGCTGAGAAGGCCAAGATTGAGCTCAGCTCCAGCAGCCAAACTGAAATCAACCTACCCTACATCACCGCAGACAAGGATGGTCCCAAGCATCTAACCGTTACACTTTCGCGTGCCAAGCTTGAAAGCCTAGTTGATGACCTGGTCACACGCACACAGGGTCCTTGCCGCAAGGCATTGGCTGATGCTGGACTACAAGCCAGCGACATCAGCGAGGTCATACTGGTTGGTGGTCAGACTCGCATGCCCAAGGTACAGCAGGCCGTGAAGGAAATCTTCAAGCGCGATCCCAGCCAGGGCGTGAACCCAGATGAAGTGGTGGCCATGGGTGCTGCCATCCAGGGTGGCGTTCTGCAGGGCGACGTCAAGGACGTGCTGTTGCTGGACGTGACTCCTCTGAGCCTTGGCATTGAAACTCTAGGCGGAGTGTTTACCAAGCTGATCGAGCGCAACACTACCATACCAACCAAGAAGAGCCAGGTGTTCTCTACAGCAGCAGACAATCAACCAGCTGTTAGCATAGCAGTGTTCCAAGGGGAACGCCAGATCGCACGCGACAACAAGAGCTTGGCCAACTTTGAACTAACCGGAATCGCACCAGCACCTCGCGGTGTGCCGCAGA